TGAATCACAACTAAAAGAGAGAGTTACAAATATACTAAAATAAAGTTTCTTGTTTTACACTTTCTTTAAATCTTTTTGTAGCTTCTTGCAAATTTAGTTTAGCTTGTTTAAAGTAACTATCTTTTAGTTCAATTCCGATAGCTTTTCTACCCATTGATACAGGACTAAAAACTTCACTACCTACACCCATAAAAGGAGTTAAAACAACTTCATTAGGATTAGAGTATAATTCAACAATTCTATCAATTACATCAAGTTGCAAGGGGTGTACGTGCTTTTCGTCATCCTCTTCTTTTGAATCTCTAAAAGGTAAAACATTATCAATTCTAATATCATCCCAAACACTAGAAGCGTAACGCTGCCATATATAATGATTTAATTTAGTGATTTTATTATCTTCATTTATTGAGTTTAAATGTTCCCAAAGTTCAACTTCATTAAAGTCTGAATTATTAGCATTATTCCACGCTCTTAAAATATTTGGTAAAATAGGTATTTCCCCAGCGTAGTGATTAATTCCAAAAGGATGCGTTACTGGCACTTCATTTTCTCCTTTTTTAGTGAATATTAAAACATAGTCTGGCATAGCAGTAAAACACTTTGTCGAATCCTCTACTATAAATTTATGCATTAAAGATTGAACCATAGTACGCATACGAACTTTTAAAGGTTCTTTCCAAATAGTTATTCTATTTCTATAATCAAAACCGTACTTCTCGTGTATTCTAATTACTTCGTGTGGAAAGTCCCAAAGATGGCAAGTATTAGTATGTACATCGGTAACGTGTACCGCATTAATACGCCCTTTTTTTGTTACCCTTGACATTTCTTTTACCATAAATTCGTATTGTTCTAAAAATTGCTCTTTACTTTCGCAATTAGAAAAATCCTTTTCAGAACTTGAATAATTGTATAGTCCAGCAAAAGGAGGACTATAAACAACTAAATCTACGCTTTCAGTTCCTAAAGTTGGTAATACTTCCATACAATCTCCGTTATAGATTGCGTAATTCTCTGTAATAATTTGGTCTTTTACCATTGTGGTTTAATTATTTGTTTGTTAAATTCTTTTACTTTGTGTTCAAATGAACGGTTAACATTTTCAGTTAAATTTTTATGTAGTTGTATTGCTTTTTGTGTTTTTTGTTCTAAGGCTTCTAATACCCTTGTTTGACCATCAGATATAACCATATCAATAGTAACGTCTTTTGTTTGTCCGAACCTCCAAAAACGTCTTATAGCTTGGTAGTATTGTTCGTATGACCAAGTAGGAAAAAAAACCGAGTGATTACAATGTTGCCAATTCAACCCCATTGAGGTCATTTTTGCTTTTGTAATTAGTCTTTCTATTTCGCCATTTGCAAAAGCTAAAAGTATTTCTTCTTTTTTGTCAATTGATTGACTGCCTATAATCTCAACTGCATTTTTATCACTAGCTTTTAAAATACTACTTTCATTGTTAGTATTGCACCAATAAACCGAAGTTTTATCGCTTGCTAATTCAATAGCTTTTTGACATCTTTTTTCTTCTGTTTGCTTTTGCTCAAAACGTATCTCGTTAAAGTTTTTAGCTACTATATTAAACATTTGTAATTGACCATCTATAGAAATTTGGCTATCATTTGTAACTATATGTTTATTTACAATTAATTCAGGTAAATTATAACGTTCATTACTGAATCCTAAATCACTAGGCATTTTAGCCATAATAGACCATTGATTAACCCAAGCAAAGAAATCCTTTTCAGCGTGTGGCTTTAGATAAAACTTTTCGCCTATATTTCTATTTGTAGAATCTACTGCATTATTATTTTGTTTAAAAAACTTTCCTAGCATATCCATATACCCCATGTACCCCAACGCCTCCGAACTCGTCCCTAATTCTATGAAGTCATTAGGACTTGGAGTGGCTGTAGATAAGAATCTATAAGGTATTTTTTTTACAAAACTTGTAACCTCAGACTTAATTTTACCGTCAAAATTTTTAAGAATAGAACTTTCATCTAGTATTACACCCTCAAAATCATTCTCATTAAAATAGTGTAATCTTTCGTAATTGCAAACTACTATTTTTTTAGTATGCTTTCCATCTTTTGAGTATTCAATATCATCTATACCTAACTTTTCCGCTTCTATAATAAATTGAAATGCAACCGCTAAAGGAGTAAGTATTAATACTTTTTTATTAGTGTGGTTTACTATGTTTTTAGCTAAAGAAAGTTGTACTAATGTCTTACCTAATCCAGTATCTAAAAAAACAGCACTACGACCTTTTAAAGTAGCTTTTTCAATAACGTGTCTTTGAAAATCAAAAGCAATATCAGGAATATAATTTGCTTTAAATCCAAAGTTACCTATTGAGTGTCTCTTTTGTTCTAAGAATTTTTGATATTCATTCATAATTAATTAATTTTTAATTCAAATCTTAATATCCTTTTAATTTGCTCTACTTGGTCGTCGTCAAAGTAGTTTTTATTGCACTCAATATGTACAGGTTTAATCCCCTCTTTAGTAATTACGTGCGCTACTGTTTGTTTTTGTAATCCTAACTCTCTCGCTATCTCTAGTGTTGTTTTCATTTCTTTGCGTGTTCAATTAATATATTTAATGCTTCCGTTATTGCTTTTGGCGTGTATTCTATTTCGTCTATTTTACCAAGTCGCCATTCTTGGTAATGTTGGATTATCTCAGTTGCTTGTTTTAGTGTCATTTCTTCAATACTTTAGTGATTATTCCCTCTACTGATTTCGGGTCTTTCTCGTGAGCCATTAAAAAATTACAAATTAAAGCCTTGTCTAAGATATTGTAATTCATTATGTACTCAGCATTCTTTTTAGTTACATCGTAAAAGGCTGTTATTCCCTCAGTAGATACATTATAAAACTCATTATACAATTTAGTTTGCTTATCTAAACTTGGATAGATTGCCGTTAATTGGCTTTGTAAAGCTTTGTTTTTAAACTTATGGTCTATCCGTTTAAGTTCGTCTAATATTTCAATAGAACGCTGGAAAAGTACGCTTAATTCGACTACGTTATAACCTATGTACTGCTCTTTTGTTAGTTCGATATTTTCCATTCTTTAACCATTTCTTTTAGTTGTTTTACTAAGTCGTAACGCACGCTAAATGTTACTTTTTTTGTGGGAATTTCTAAAGGCTTACGCCCAGCATTTACCCTACTACCTCCGCTACGTTTATAGCTACCGTCTTTTTTTTGTTTCATAGTTTGTTATTTAAAGGGAGGTTTTACGCTCCCTGTTTTGGTTATTTTAAAATATTTTCTAAATTATTTAATAAATAGTTAACTGCTTCATTGTACTCACAATTCAAATATAATTGAATTGCTTTTGCTACTTCTGCGGTTCCAGAAACTGAACTTAATAATGTTTCTTTCATTGCTAAAACTAATAATTTGATTTCTGTTATTTGGTTTTCTGTAATTGTCATCTCTATTTCGTTTTTCTTTTAGCTTTATTGCTGGTACAAATATAAAGCTATTTTTGAATAAAAAAAACTTTTAATCAAAATAAGTGAAAAAAAACCCAACTTTTTAAGGCTGGGTTAATTTAGAGTTAGACTAGTCTTTTACAAATTGACCATCAATCATTTTACCGTTACGCTTTTTTATTACATCGTAGGCACTAGCTAAACAATCCTCAATCTTTAAGTTTTGCTTTTTAGCTTGAATAATTAGCGTTACCAAAGTATCGCCTATTCCGTCCTCAATTTCATACTTAGTATTAACTCTATTACCTTTTGAATTTATAAACTCAAATAGGCCTTTGCTTTGAGCTTCACAAGCTTCATATAGTTCATTAGCTTCTTCAAGTGTTTTTCTTGCCTGAGCTAGTGGATTACCATTTTCTAAGATACCTTTGTCTTTTGCCCATTGGACAACATTACATTCTAATTCTTTAAAGTTGTTTTTCATCTTTCAGTATTTTGTGTTTAATTTCGTTTATTTTTTCCTTGTTTACGCCTTTAAGTCGGTAGTATCTAAGGATTGTTTCAACTTTAAAAAGTTTTTCCTTATTTGTTAGTGTTTCTTTCATTTTTCCAAAGTTGTATTACTGCAATCGACTTATCTAAATCGCTTTCAAATTCTCCTTTTTTCTCGGCACGTTCTAAACGTTTAACAATATCGAAAAGATACGTATTCCAGCCTCTTTCTTGCGCTACCTTATAAAGTGTACCTTTACTATTATCGTAGTGGCTAGGAGTGTTTATTTCTTTCATAATCTTTTAAATTTAACCGCCCTAAATTAATAAGGCGGTTTTTTTTTAGTTTTTAAAAAGGAGGTTCGTCGGTTGCTACTGTTGCAGTTTCTACTACTGGTGCA